TAACACGGCTCGCACGCACGCTCCTTTAACACGGCTCGCACGCACGCTCCTTTAACACGGCTCGCACTCACGCTCCTTTAACACGGCTCGCACTCACGCTCCTTTAACACGGCTAGTGCGATTGTATTTCTACAGACACATCGTCATGCGAGCATCATCTTGTGAGTTGGACAGACAGATCGTCATGCGATCATATCTTGTGACTCGAACTTCAACTTGGAAATGCACATCGTCATGCCATCATCCGGAGATGTCGACTAACACGGATCGCACGCACGCCTCTTTAACACGGCTGGTGCGATGGTATTTCTACAGACACATCGTCATGCTATCATCATCTTGTGAGTTGGACAGACAGAACGTCATGCGGTCATCATCTTGTGACTCGAAGTTTATGCTCCCCAAACGAAGATTTGGGAAGGAGGAACAAAAGATGAAATCCGGATTTTCGAAGCACTTTTCAATGGTTCGTAATCGAGTACTCACACCCTTGAAAAGTGCTTAGAAAATCCGGATTTCATCTTTTGTTCATCCTTCCCAGATCTTCGTTTGGGAGGGATAAAGTTGTGAGTTGGACGGAGATCATCATCTTGTGACTCGAACTTCAACTTGGACATACACATCGTCATGTCATCATCCGTAGATGTCGACTAACACGAATCGCACGCACGCTCTTCCTTGCGCCACTCTCAGCTTGCCCCCTGCAGCTTCCAGTACAAGTCCAGTACACCACCGGGTTTCGCAACTGAAATCCAATCTGACAAAGTTTCAGTACTGAAATTTTCAGTACGACTGAAACTGAAACACAACGAACAGGATACATCCCAGACCGTTGTCTTTCAATTGTCATTGTCGTTCAGTTGCAGTGTGGCGAGCATAAATTGCGCAATTTCAAGGCCCGCTACTTAACGATGAAACCGACCATACGTGAGTACTCCAATTTGTGGAAAATTGCACACTTGAACTCCACAAAATCAAAATGATTTAAAATAATTGTGCCAATTTGCCCAAACATGAGTACTCACGTATGGTCGGTTTCATCGTTAAGTAGCGGGCCTTGAAATTGCGCAATTTATGCTCGCCACATGGTTCAGTTGGAGTCGAGCGTGCTCCGCGCACGCTCCCCACTCGGTGTGTTCCAAGGTCGTCCCCCATTCGACCGTCAGCCTGCCCGTCTTTCCGACCGCGGCCAGCCACAGTCCGCCCCCGATCTTTGCGGCTCGCGACGCTACTCCGATGGGCTGGTCTTGAGCGTTGTTGGTGGTGCCACACCGGGGAGAGACACTGGAAAGCGGTCCGAGGCTCTTCAACACAGCTGGTGCGATGGTATTTTTACAGACACTTCGTCATGCCATCATCCGGAGATGTCGACTAACACGGCTCGCACCCATGCATCTTTGACACAGCTCGCACGCGCTTTAACACGGCTCGCATGAACGCTCTTTAACACGGCTCGCATGCACACATCTTTAAAAAGGCTGGTGCGATGGTATTTCGACAGACACATCGTCGTGCGATCATCATCTTGTGAGTTGGACAGACAGGTCGTCATGCGATCATCAGCGTGTGAGTTGGAAAAACATATCGTCATGCGAACCTCATCTTGTGACTCGAAGTTGTGAGTTGGACAGACAGATCGTCATGCGATCATCATCTTGTGACTCGAAGTTGTGAGTTGGACGGACAGAACGTCATGCGGTCATCATCTTGTGAGTTGGACAGACAGACCGTCATGCGATCATCAGCTGGTGAGTTGGACAGACTTGTGAGTTGCACGGACAGCTCGTCATGCGATCATCATCTTGTTACTCGAAGTTGTGAGTTGGACATGCACATCGTCATGCTATCATGATCGTTTTGTGAATCGATGTTGTGAGTTGGACGGACAGATCGTCATGCGATCATCATCTTGTGACTCGAAGTTGAGTTGGACAGACACATCGTCATGCCATCATCATCTTGTGACTCGAAGTTTATGCTCCCCAAACGAAGATTTTGGAAGGCCGAACAAGAGATGAAGTCCATATTTTCGACTGACTTTTCAATGGTTCGTAGCCCAAATCGAGTACTCACGCCCTTGAAAAGTGCTTCGAAAATCAGGATTTCATCTTTTGTTCCTCCTTCCAAAATCTTCGTTTGGGAGGGATAAAGTTGAGTTGGACAGACACATCGTCATGCCATCATCCGGAGATGTAGACTAACGCGGCTCGCACGCACGCTCCTTAACAATGCTCGCACGCACGCCTCTTTAACACGGCTGGTGCGATGGTATTTCTACAAACACATCGTCATGCGATCATCATCTTGTGAGTTGGACACTGCCACCGTGCCATGTGGCGAGCATAAATTGCGCAATTTCAAGGCCCGCTACTTAACGATGAAACAGACCATACGTGAGTACTCCAACTTGGGGAAAATTGCACACTTGAACTCCATTACGAAATTGCCCAAAAATGAGTACTCACGTATGGTCTGTTCAATCGTTAAGTAGCGGGCCTTGAAATTGCGCAATTTATGCTCGCCACACGACAGACGTGGTTTCCCCTGATTTTCAAGGGTATGAGTGCTTTATTTGGGCTACAAAGCGTTGAAAAGTGCTTCGAAAACGCAATCTGACACGTTTGTCCGCCGATGTCCGGCCTTCCAAAATCTTCGTTTGGGGAGCATAAAGTTGTGAGTTGGACGGACAGATCGTCAATGATTCGTCATGCGTTCATCAGCTTGTGACTCGAAGTTGTGAGTTGGACATACACATCGTCTTGCTGTTATGCCATCATCCGGAGATGTCGACTAACACATCCTTCCAAAACCTTCGTTTGGGAGTCATAAGTTTACCCATCCCAAACGAAGATTTTGGAAGGATGAACAAAAGATGACATGCGGATTTTCGAGTACTTTTCAAGGGCGTGAGTACTCAATTTGGTCCACGAACCGTGGAAAAGTGCTTCCTTCGAAATCATCATTTCATCTTTTGTTCATCCTTCCAAAACCGTCGTTTGGGAGTCATAAGTTATTTCTAGTAGGCATTGTGGCGAGCAAAAAGTCGCACTTTCAGCCCTCGGTCTAAATGGGTATGAAAAACGTAGATAAGAACATCGATAAGCGCAACAAGCAACGATTTGGGTAGGAAAACACATCATTATGTCACGACAATGAACATTAGAATCGATTTAGTTGCACTAAAATACCCAAATCATTGCTTGTTTTGCTTATCGATGTTCTTATCTACGTTTTTCATACGTAGTTTACCCGAGGGCTGAAAGTGCGACTTTTTTGCTCGCCACAATGCTAGTAGGAAGCGTTTCCCCCATGGCAAACGCGACATCATGCCAATACTCTGCAAATAAATCGGCGTGATATTCGACTCATACCATGGGAGCACAGTGCTTGGCGATTTCGATCGACCATGGCAGACTCTCATGTCACAGAGTCATGTGAAACAAAGCACTTGTTCGGCGCAATGTTCGCCAGCCGCATTCGTTACTGTGGGAACATCGTCATGCTATACACCAACCCAAACGTCATGGTGGCTTCGCACAGCGCGTAGATCACGTCGATATTGTCGTTGCAAAATTTGGTAAAGACCTCCTTGGTGATGCGGGGATTCGCAAAATTGTAACGATGAATGAGCGAGACGACCTCCTGGAGCGAGAGATCCCTGTATTTTCGGGTGCCGAGCAACGACAGTGCGAGCAAGCGCACGCTGATGGTATCGTTCGTCGGCTCAAAAAAATTCCACGCGTCGCTCACTGTAAAGATGCTGCTCGGAGATTCGACGATGCTCCGCGCCGTGATGTCCATTACTTCTCCCGTTTTTTTTATTCATTCCAAGTGCACCGCACCGAGCCTTCTACGGCGTCGGTGCGCGAAACCGGCGCGCGAAACCGGTGCACCGACACGTGTTCGGCCCCATCCTCGGTCGTGGCGACGAGAATCTGCGGCTCACGTGCGTGTCGCATCTCGCGCGTCTCGTCGAACAGCGCATCGAAGGCGTGGGACATGGCGCAGTCGATGCGGTACACCCTCGGCACGTGCGGTGCGTCGTCGGACGCGCAGTCGCCGTTGATGCCGACGTACGGGGGGCACTCGGACTCGATTAGGGGGTCGAGTGGATAGATGCACGTTTGCGTCTGCGCGTCGTAGACGGCCGATGTGACGCGCGTCGACACGTGCGCGACGCGCCGCGGAATCATCGTGCGGATGGATACCGAGGGCGGGTGGGCGTGCCGCAGCAGACCGTTCGATGGCTGGATGCAGTGGGCCACCACAAGCCGATAGCGGTCACTGTCGGCCGGGTAGAGTCGCGCCATCATCTGCGTGTACTCATCGCACGGCGCGTGCAGGTCGACGGACGGCGACGCGTAAACCCGCGTCCACAGTACCTGCAGCAGGCTGTCGTAGAGTTCGTCCGAGAGGCCGTGCCGCGTGCGCATCTCGCCCCGCGAGAGGTTCTCCATCACCAGCCTGTAGTAGAATTGGTTGATGTACTCGAGCGTGCGGTCCCCATCGAGCTGCAGTTCGTCGTTGAGCCGCTTGACGAGCTGGTACGGCACGCCGCCGTGGCAGAAGATCCAGCGATTGATGCGCACGACGGCGCGATACCCGCCCGACGAGGCGACCAGTCGACGATACAGCCCGTCCGTTTGTCGCCACAGCCGACGCCAGTCGCCGTCGCCTCGGAGTCGGTCGTTGCGGACGGAGCGTGCCGTGCGGAACGTCTCCACGCCCTCGAGCAGCATGATCTCGTGATTGCCGACGAGGCGCATCACGCGCCCGTCGGACTCGTCGCACAACTGGCCGAGCAGTAGCAGCATCCGCCACTCGGCGTACGCCACCTCAGCGACCGGCTCCACGTCGCCACGCTTCATGTCGACGCAATCGCCGCACACCACAATGTAGTCGTGCAGCCCACCGCCCCAGTGGCAGTCGACGACGTCGCCGTCGACGTCTCTGACCATAGTGCACATCCGGCTCAACTCGAGGACGCGCAACAGACACCGCCAATCGCCGTGCAAATCGCCGACGGCGACGATCCGGACGTCGGGGGCGTCGTCGTCGTACGACGATGGGAACGTCCGGTCGTGGACCAGTGGCCTCTCGCAAGAGTTGAGCGCATTGACCCGCCCGACCCACTCGTGTGCGATGCAGTCGTCGTGCCGTTTGAACATCTTTACTTGGTAGAAAACGATTTATAAACCCACTCGCTCGATGCGACCACCGCCGTCGTTGCCTCGATGCGTAACACGCGAAGAACGAGATTTGACCCCCATCCGGCGCTTGTGCTGACGCGCGACGAGCCGGTTCGACGACTCCACCATCCGGTCCGTGGCACCCCATCCGTCTCTCGCATCGGTGGACCGCACGTCCTCCGTGTAGCGTCGATGTGCCGCCCATGGTTTCTATGCCGGATGCTCCTCGTGGGACGATACGGCGTGTCCATATACGGCGCGATGGCTTACTCGGCCAAGTGCGTCGAACTGCTCCGCCGGCTCGACTTTGGTCTCCGCATGATGGCGTGCGCCGTCGCCGGGCTCTCGTGCGCGGTATACTGCGCATACGCCAACGATGACCTATGCGAGCTGCTCGAACGCACGGTCGCCCGCGCAAACGACGCAATGGACGAGCGCACGCCCATCTCGCGCGTCGGTTCGATGCTAGCAGCACTCGTGGATCTGAACCGAGGGGTGCTGGCTCACACGTTGCAACTGGACCGATATCGCCTATGGAGTGAGTTGGCGACGGTGTGGTACGGCGCGTGCTCGCTACGCCACACGCTGCGTTTAATCGCGCGAGGCGAGGTTCGGACGCTGACCGGCTCCATGCTACGGTGGCTCGAGTCGCACACGGGCCTTTTGCACCAACTCCGATGCATGTGGCATGCGCTGTCGGAGACGGTTGGCGATGTCATGCACGAGGCGTCGAGCATGGTGCAGCACGTCGCACAGTCGCTCGCGACGCATTTATCCGGCGGTTGGCAGATGCTGGCGCACTGGGCGACGCGGGCGATGCGGGGCGCGGTCACCGCGTCGAGTAGGCTCGCCAGCCACAGTGAGGTGAGCAGCATCGAAGGCCACTGAGTCGACGACAAGGCGACGTTTACTAGTAACCCCCTCAAACAAAGATTTTGGAACAAAAGATGAAATTATGCTCCCCAAACACTGTGGCGAGCAAAAAAGTCGCACTTTCGGGCCTCGGGTAAAAAGCGTATGAAAACGTAGATAAGAAAACTCGATAACAACAAAAGCAAGGATTTGGGAATGTTAATGCACCAAAATGGACTCCAATGGTCCAAAAAAT